CCTATCGGGTATATCTGAGTGCAAACATCGTTCCAGTCTTCTACAACTTCGGCACCTTGTAGGTTCTTGCCATACTCAACGGTTGCTCCTAAATCAGCGCCTACTGTTTCATCAATACGGATATCCCACCAGTCAAACACTAAATGACCACCTAGAACGGCAACAATCTCATACATATTATCTAAAAGCGTTGTGCCTTTAAATGTGATGTACTCGCCTGCTCGCCAGTTGGCCATTGTTGTATAGAACTGATTTACTGGTAATGAATAACCTAGCGTTCTAGAGACAAAGAACGCAATACCTGTAATCCACTTAAACCCAAAAGGTTCACTACAAATGTAGTTGTTTAAGTCATACCCTACGTGTCTAGCAGAAAATGAGACTTCGTTATTATCTACTTTGATATTGTTTATTCTGAACGGTTGCTCACCGCTCTCTTTGGTATTAACTACAAGGATATAATCTTGTTTAAGGACCGATACATAGGATAGGTCGGCGGTCAATTCAACTCGCCAGTCAACGTTATCTTCAAGGATCTCTAAACAGGTCTTAGGTTGAATAACCTTTTCCCCGTTAGTAGTGAAATCATTGATACATAGCGTTCTTGTGTATGTTCCTGCGTAGGTTTCGCACAACGATAGTAAAGGCTTGATTCTGTCGATTATGTATGATGCCGGTTCAAGACCTGCACCGTACTTAACAGTTAAGTCGATAATGATCAAAGCTTCCACTTCCATCACTTTACCGTTTGCTGTTGCTGAATCTACGTAATCTTCGAATATGTATGATTTAGGATCCGTTGAAATCGCTGTGATTATAGATGATTTATCATACAAGGTATTTATTGTTGGAGTGGTGATCATTGAGAAATCAACACCACCATAAACTAAACGCATAGCAAGACAGGATGAGTTAGTCACCTTGCTTCTTGCTCTAACATAATACTTATGGCCAACGATAGGAGCAGTCTGTATGTAATACATATGTGGACTAGCGTTTGTTCCATCACCAGTTAAAACTGCGTACATTGTAGAGCCGGTAACCACACCATTTACGCCTGTCCATCCACTACTTGGTTGTAATAGTGCTAAGTTGGTAAACTCACTAAGTTCTTCATTAAAAACACGAATCATATGAATCGTGTCCTCTCTGTAATAACGACTTGCGTGATGGTTCCTGAGAATACTGAAATCGTGTTTGTTCCAACAACAAGCGTAGGCCATATTCTTTCGCCAGTAGCCGACTGATTAAGACTTATGTTTCTGTTCTTAGATACATAATCGGGAGCACTAGTTGGTGGCGTATAGAGAGAAGAAGAATAAAATGCTTCCTTTGATTCACAGTCTACATAAATAAACGATGTGTCAAAGTTGATGTAAATAGGAATAGAATTGATATTTAGTATAGCCGAACCACTACCCGTTATTTTAAGTAATGGATTCGATGGCACATTCCCCGCATGAGTTAACGTAGCCGGAAATGATGACTTAGTGACTGTTGGATCTGTAATCAAGTATCTATAAGGATCTTCGATCAAGAAACTAACTGTCGCCTTTTTGAAACGGACCAACTTATCATAACTTATGTCTTCTAATATTCTAGCGTTACGGTATTTTAAAGGGTCCTCAGAACAGATAAGAACCCCAGTACCATTTAACCACGCTAGAACTGTATCGATCGATGCCGTAGACTTTAATCCGATTACTGCAGGGATAACAAGCGGTTCATAACCTAGTTCGGTTACTGTCGCACCGTCCTTACCTTCGATAGATACAATGTTGCTTCTTTTCTTCGGTTTCTTAAACCATGAGATAGATTCAGTGATGACACCGTTTGTGGTATCAGCCACTCCGTTAAATGTAATTGAACTCATATCACACCGCCTTTAGTATGCGATTATCTACGTTTGAATCAAAATAATCCTTATCCATAACGGCAACAGCAGGAGACTTTTGAAGCGCCTTTGCGACCGCATAACCTAGTTGATCATAGTCAATCATTTGGCCGACCATCGATGGTAACTTAGATAAAGGTATAATTGCTTCTGCTCCAGCTTCTCCAACACCTTGATAACCTCGTGGTGTAGAGAATATAGTAGGCTTAGTGAATATTCCACCTTCCGCGTTCCAATGCGTTCCACCACCACCACCTACAGCACCACGTGGGTTTTGAGCCTTTATGGTTGCGTTCTTGGTAGCGTTATTGATAGCGTATGAAATAGCGATGACACCGGCAACGATAGCCGCAGCCGCAATCCCTAAAGACCAAGCAGATTGTAGAGCACCGACTGCGATTGCGGCACCTGTAGCAGCTATGGCTACTAAGCCTAGCGCGGCAACAAACTTAGCTCCATCATCCATATCTCCCCAGTTAAGAGCGACTAACGCAAGAGCTGCTCCGCCTATTCCTACTGAAGCGATAACAAACGCTGCTCCAATAGCTTCAACTGTTTTAATAATGTTATCTTTATTGATAACAAACCAGTCTACTACATCTACTATTTTTTGAACTACATCGGTAGCAAATTTCTTGATTTCTTCTTTGTTATCCCTTACCCACTGAATCATATCTTGGAAAGTAGGCATTAACCCAACGAGTATCTCGCCGGCCAGTGCTGTCATTTCTTGATTTAACATTTCTGTGGCATCCTTGAACGAATCTAAGCCGTTTACAGTGCCATCTGACATTACGGCACCATTGTCTATGGCGGCTTGCATTAACGCGTTCAGCTCAGTAGAACCGGCCTTAATCAACGGATTTAATTCCATCGCGGACTTGCCGAAGATCTGCATAGCCATAGAATCACGTTCGGTTTCGTTTGTGACTTTGCCTAAAGCATCGATCAACTCAAACATAACCTTTTTAGAGTCTCTTAATGTGCCGTCAGTATTGGTCGCACTTACTCCTAAAGACTTAAACGCTAAGGCTTGTGCTGACCCTTCTTTTTTAGCCAGTGTCATATTCTTAGTTAATTTAGATAATGATCCTGTAATGGTTTCTAGTTCGATGTCTAGGCCTTTGCCAGCATATTGAAACTGTTGAATCTCTTGTTTTGTGAATCCTGTTTGACTGGCCAGTGTGGCGATTTCATCAGCTGCATCAATTGATTGAGTAGCGATGTCTTGCATATAACTAGCGACGGCTCGTAAACCATCGATGATAGCACTTGAGATTAAGTTAGCCTTAATGATGTCACCCATCTTCAAGGTCTTCTTACCTGCTGTATCGGCATCATCGCCCATCTTGTCTATAGAATTTGCTAGACCGTTTGTTGAGTTCTTAGCATCGTCTAGATTTCTATCATTCTTCTTAAGTTCAGAGTTAAGATCGTTTAACTGAGCCTCAGCGTTATTTAACGAGATCTTCCAGTCTTTCGTTCTCTTGTCGTTCTCACCATATTGATCACTAGAGTTGGCCAGTGCTTTACGAAGCTCTTCGACTTTACTCTTTTGTGCTACGATCTGATCGTTTAATACTTTCTGTTTAGCAGTAAGTGCGGACACAGAGTTAGCATTATCTTTGAATTCAGAGGTTACCTTCTTCATTTCGGAAGCAAGCACCTTCATATCGGAATTGATACCAGTTATTGCTTGTTTGAACTCTTTCTCGCCATCAAGCCCTATACTGGCACCGATCATACTTTTCTTTGCTGCCATGTGTCCACCTTTCTAAAATGGAATGATTTCATCCATATCTTTCTGCTTTAATGCAGAATACCCTATGCCTTTTGATCTAAATGTGTTTTCTAAGTCGAAAATACTCTTGTATGCTTCATAAAGACTTACGAACTTACCATATGTCATATAACCTATTTGTTGTTCTGTGTAGCCTAGTTTAACGCCAACCACAATCACCCAAGCAAAGTCTATTGTTGCGTTGGGTTGGCTATTGAGTTTTTTGAGTCATCAGCCTTTGGCATCGATTTACCAACTACTTCAAACAAAGACTTTATCGCTTCTAGTTGGCCGTATTTACTGATGATCCATCCCGCTTGTTGATGCGTTATAGGTTGTGTGTATGACTTTCCTTCATTGTTATCAATAGCGATACCTTCATTAATGATCTGTTCAAAGGACCAAATGAGATCCTTATATGATATTTCGTTTCCGGGTTCGATAAATGGTTTATACCATTCTTCAAAACTCCCATATTCAAGTTGGATTTTTTCCATTGTGTTCAAAGTGAATGCGATAGGATATGTCTTATCGCCTACTGTAATTTTTGTGTATGAGTCTAGCATTTTGTTTCTCCGTTAACCTTTTCGGTTTTGTAAAATAAAGGGGAAGTTTTTACGCTTCCCCTACGTTAATTAAGATGTCTTAACTACGATGATCTCAGTTGTCTGTGATGCTTTACCAGTTTCATAAGCAACGAGTGTAATCTTCTTAGAACCGATAGCCATTGCGATGGCAGCCGAAGCGGTACCGGTCACAACGTCTTGAACATAGGCTCCATCGACGTATAACTTGATGGTATGAGCTGCGGCTGTCGGTGTGACAGTTACGGATGCAGCAGATACTCCACCAAACGTATAAGAACGAACACCTACTCCAAACGCTGGGGATAATGTTCCTCCAGTGCCAGCCATTGATAAGGCGGTCAAGCCACCTGAAGCAACAACGGCTAAACCTACTGCGGTATTAAGATAAGCGATCGCATCCGCAACAAGTGCGAATGTCTTTTCGATTTTCCATTTGTCTAGATCGTTTTTAAGGATCTTTCCTTCGAGTGTAGATGTACCGAATTCAATCGATTCACCTTGAGTCTTTTCACTGTCGGATGGTTCGGAAAACTTTACTTTTGGGAAGAATACAGCGCGGTATTTTCTAACACCGTTGATCATCTTAACCCCATAGAAACCAATACCGACATAAGCCGGAGTATCGGTTGATTTTGCGGTCATTTCATCAGAAACGATAGTGTGACCTAAGAACTCCGCTTGCACAGCATCGCTTAATTCATCGATGCCTAACGAGATAGTTCCGGATTTAAACGAGTAGTCGCTTTCGGCGATTGCATCGTCTGCGTAGAGTTCGGCATTATTGGTTTCGATGGTGATATCAGCGGTTAATGCTTTGCCGATTACTCCACCTGTACTGCCTTTGTATACTGGGTATTTTAACCCGATTTTTGCCATGTTATACCTCTTTCGTTTGGGCGTAATCGCACACGAATACTAGATGGTTAATCTTGGTATCACTTTCGTAATTGTGCTCGACAGCCGGGTATGAGAATCCGTTGTTGAATAACAACTCACGGACTTGAATCTTAAAACTTGTGTAATCAAAGGACTTCGGACAGAAGAAATGGATCTGTACTGAATAGAGATTCACTTGTGGCGAATCATCAGCGAAATCATCACCACGATCATCTGCGTAGTTGAACACGAAGTAGGATGTTGCTCCGCCATCGTAGTCCATATACTCCACAGGATAATTAAGCGTGGCTAATAGTGTTTTTATGATCTGATTCATAGGTCGCCCATCCTTTTGTTATAAATCTCTGTCATCTTAGCGATAACTTCATTGTTGGCGTTGTTTATTGCCTTCTGTAAGACTGGCGTTGCCCTTTGCTTTGATGTTCCGTATTCTAACCACCATAACTTATCATCATTCCACAACGCTCTTCCTGATGTCTTTGTGCCCTTCTTACTACGTGAAAAGATTTTAGGAGCAGAGCGTAATCCTTTGGCTTTACCTGTTGGATATGCGCTCACTATCCAAAATTCATCCTTCACTTTATGAGGTTCAAAGGTTTCGATCGATTTAATCAATTCCCCTGTGTTCTCATGTTTACGTAGTTCGGATTTAAGGCTTTCGGCGACAATAGGGATGGCTTCTGTAAGCATTTCCTTACATATGTCATCTTGAGCATCTGCGAATTGTTTAAATAGGTCTTGAGGTATGTTTACTTCAAAATAAGGCATATCATCACCCACACGTTAGTTCGGTATACCCATCAGCTGAATAGTGGCGAATGATGTTATAGACATATCCGTCATACCTTACCTTTTCGGCGTATCTAGGCGCACCGTCTACAGAGTGTTTGCTGAGTTCCCAGTCCATTAAACGTAAACGGAATATGATTGTAGGGCTTCTGTCTGATTGCATCGCTAGATAGGCTTCTGTACGGCCTACGGACTTAATTTCGACATCTACACTGATCGCTGTTTCTACTTCAGGTGTGAACCCATTGACACTCGTACCCGTTTTGGTGAAGTAGAGCAGTTGGGCTTCATCCCTAGTCACTGTAATCACCGGATGATGCCAGTTTAGAAACTAACTTATCGTAATTTCTTTGCCATGCTTCACCCTTTGGTGTGCCTATGTCTATTTGAGCACCGCAATACGACTTGATGGCCGATAAGACAAGCTCATCAGTTTCATCGGGATCATTAACACCACTGTTCTGAAGATCTCGCTTTGCAGCCGCTATCCAGTCATTGATGGTGTCATCCTTTGCAGTCGTTCTGATATCGTGTGTCAATTTGACTTTAGCAAGGGTAGTTAATGCTGTCATGGTTCACTCCTTTCAAGAATAAGGGGAGCGCTAGGCTCCCCTGTTGGTCTTATAAATCTAAGATAAGCTGTAATGCTGTTCCATCTAATGCAGTTGCAAACAACGCTGTATTGCTTTCCAATGCACTTGAACTAACAGTCATTGTAGGCAATGCGGAGTCTTTAGCCGCACCAAACAAAGCATCTGAAGCATAGTTCTTGTCTAATTTAACTGGTAAACCAAGTTTAGAACCAGTCGCTAGAGTAAACGTAGCACCGGCTCCATCTTGTGCAGGAATAGACATTGACGTAATGCTCTTAAATGCTTTAGCACCTACTGTTGCAGCTGTTGCGTTTTCAGCAAATGCGAACGCTTCACTGATAACTTCATCAGCAATGTTCGTTCCGTAAACAGTGACGGAAGCCGCTTTAACATCAGCGGTTGTTCCACCAGGTGTGATCTTCAAATTTCTTGGACATGACGGTTGTGTAAAGCCTGTCGTAGTGTTGACAACAACTGTACCGCTTCCGGTAACTGCGGCGTGCGATGTTGATTCCGCTACCGCTTGTGCTGCTGTCCAAACTACTCTACCTCTCTTGATTTCGTCAAGAGTAATGCCAAACACATCAGTCCCAAGTTCGCCTACGTAGCGTCCCATGTTACTACCTTACGCTAAGGTCGCTTCAGATTTAATGAAAGCAGTAGGTACAGCGATGTCACAATCGAAGATGCAAGATCCACGGAAGTCGACTGCGTTGTAAGCAAAACCGGAAGCTTCATTCTTTTCGACTAAGATGTCTTGTGACAAATTGCCGACTACTTGTTTAAGATCAGCAAGGAAGATATCATCGTCAGCTGCGGAATCGCTCAAGATAACTGGGCGACCCAAGATAACCCAACCGGCACCAACTTCTTTAGCCAATGGGAATTTAGCATCATCGCGAAGAGCATAAACACGGTTGAAGAAAGTCTTGTGATTCATGATCCAGTCAGCGTTAGAATAATGCCCGCCTGGTAAGTAGGATGCCATTTCAATGATTTCAGCAGCGGTAGGAGCAGCTCCAGCCCAGTCAACACCATTTGAACCATCAGACCAAGTTTGTGCTTTGTCGATGCCTTTAGGTTGTCCTGAACCAGTTCCGTACAAGATGTAGCCTTCAGCTTTGATAACGATCTGTTCTGCGATTTTTTCAGCAAGTTTGCTTTCAAAAGCATCCATTGCCATTGTCATCAAGGATTTTGATAAACGAACTAGCTTGGTGATTTCATAAGCGGATAAGGTAATGTTGGTCCAAGTGTCAGCAGCGGCATTTAGAGCAGCATTTTCAGTATGCAATTCAGCTGCGGTGTTTGTTCCTTGTACAGGGACGATAACGGATCCGTTTACACGGTATAGATCGATACGGTTGATTAAGTTACCTTTTTGTTTGATAACATCAAAGATCTTGCTTGCGGTTTCTACAGGGATGACTGATGTAGCGTTGGTCATTGCTACTGAACGTTGTTCAGCTTCATTAAGCGCTAAGCCCATCTGTGTCTTCAACCATGCGGTACGGTATTCAGGTAAAGCGGCAACTTCTCGGATGCTTAATTCTTTTTCCATATGTTTTTCCTCTTTCATTTCTTCGACGACTGTGCCTTTTCCGGACAGTGCGGCGGTAATTAGCGCTTGGCGTTTCTCAGCTTTTGCTGTTATTGCGGCGCGTTCAGTTTTCATCGATTCCATTTCAGTCGTTAGCGCTTCAATTTGTTCGCTAGTGAGTTTGGTTTCGTTTGTTTCGTCTGCGTTGACCAGCTCTCTGATCTCAGCTTCACGAACTTCGATTTCTTTGATATTCATTAATCTCCTTTCAGCATCTTTTTCAATGCCTCTAATTTCAATTCACGTTGAATCGCCTCCGCGTGTTCTTTCATTTCCTTTTCAGCCTCCACCTCATAGAAACTACGTGCATTGATACTTGTTTGCTCATACGCAGGGAATGTAACTACACTCACGTCATACAAGCGATCTATCTCGAGAATCCTACGTGTACGCGTATTCTTGTCGTAGGAGTCTTTAGATACGGTAAAAGAAAACGACATCTTGTCATAAATGCCGTTCTTAATATCGCTATACATTGCAGGACCTTTTGAACTGGTCCTTAAATTAGCTCTTGATTTAACGTCTAGTTGATCTACTTTGATTTCTAGTGATCCGTTCTTTGTTCTAGCGCCAGGTGTTCCACCATGATTTTCAACAAACACGACATCAGACATATGTGTTTTATCGAACGCGTGACGATCTACTACTTCATAAAACTTAAGCCCATCGATCTCATAAATAACGGTCGGTGATTCAAAGACGACCGGAGTACCCTCAACAATGAGATCTCCGTTATCTTCTTTGGCTTCAAAATCAAACGCTCTATACTCCCTTGTCTTCGGTGTCATCATCATTTGGGTCCTCAACTTTCTTTGGTTCTTTTTTTACCTTTTGAACTTTGTCTAAGTTCTCAACATCTGTATATTCCAAACGGATAAAACGTCTATCACCTTCAGGACCGATGCCTGGCAAGTTCATAATCTCTCGACCTTCGTTTATAGTGAATGCTCCTCTGTCCATACCTTCCGTAACCATCTTCCATTTAACTTCGGTACGCGCGTGTTGTAGCCTTGTGGACTCGAGAATAACTTCGTTCTCCATCGCTATTTCTTTTGGAGTGAATAACATACAGGTTATGACTTGTCCTAATTGGATTAAGAACGGTTCAAGTCCACCTTCGTAAAGGCTTCCCCATCCATCTTCATCAAAGTCGTTCTGCATGATCTTAGTGTTAGTGCCGATGTAATTGAATACGCTTGTCTCAATGTGAGCAGCTTGCGATGCTTCGATGGTCCATTGATTGTACTTAACTTGAGTAACTTCTGAAATCTTCG